CAAACAAAATTCAACCAATACAAATTGTCGGTGACTCAGGAGATGTAACTCTTGGTGAGGCGCTATCAGCAGGTAGATTAGTAGTAAACGGCGCAGGCAATATCAGTGTAGCGGCAACAGAAGATTCAGCAGGTAATGCCACTATTACTATCACTGGCACAGACAGTGAAGGTATCAGTGCTATTGCGGCAGGAACAGGTATTAGTGTTAGCACACCAGATAGTGCTGGTAGTGTAACAATTACAAACACAAATCCTGTAGACATTGCCATTAACGCAGGCACAAACATTGACACAACTGCACCAGACTCAGCAGGAGCAGTTACAATCAGCTTAGAAAGTTTGGTAGATGGTATTGAACTTAAAGATTACAAAGAAACAGTTTATGCGTTATCATACAACGCTATATTGAATCCAGATGTAGCAAACGGCAACGTTCAAACAGTAACACTAACAGGCAACACACAATTCAGCGGATTTACAAACGAAGAACCTGGACAAAGTGTAACATTGATTATCAAACAAGACGGCACAGGTAGCAGATTACTTACAGAAGACTCAGCAGGTAGAATGTTATTCGCAGGTGGCACAAGCACACTATCAACAGGCGCAAACGCAATTGATATTCTAACAATATTTTATGATGGAACTACTTACTACGGTTCTTTGAGCACAAACTTTAGTTAAGGAGACATTATGCCTTTAGGAGCAAGTAGATTAAACACACTATCAAGAGTCCAAGCGGCGGCAGGTGCGGCAGGACTAACAGCAACAGACGGTAACGAAAGTTTTTATGGTTATGATTCAAGTGTAAGTAATTCATCAAGCGACAGCGTAGACATCACAATAGCTCTTTGGTTCAAAGATGGTGACGGCACAACAGCAGGGGCAACTCTTGCAGATACGGCATTTAGATTTTACCATGCTGGAGGCGGCACAAATCTATTGAACTTTGAATACCAAGGTGGTAGAGCAAGACTACTTGCTCTAGATGCCAATGTTGCTTGGGGTTTTGATTATTTGATTGGAACATACAACGCAACATATGGTAGTGGAACATATGATGATGGTAATTGGCATCACTTGGTATACTCAAGAGATGGTAGTGCTTCAACAGAACATCTTTACATAGATGGTGTTTCTACAAGTTTTACAGTAAACGCAGGCAGACAAAGTTTTACACCAAATGTTTGGCAAGGAACTGAATGGTCAGAAATTAGTATCCTAGCAGAAGGTAATGGTAGTAACAAAGTTGGTTGTGGTATGACACAAATCTTTATAGACAATGTTTATTACAATCTTGGTGATACTGCAACACTTGAAAAGTTTTACAACAGTGGAGCAGTAGATATGGGCACTGATGGAACAGGTTCAGGACTTGCACAACCAATTATTTTCCACACAGGCGATACCAGCACTATTCTAGATGTCGGTGGTGATGGCACTTTCACATATGGTTTAACAGAAAATGGCACTGGTGTAGACATTGACGCAGACAATGGTCCACAATTTGCATAAGGAGAATAAATGTATACAGTAACAACAAACGCAGGCGTAAAACAAGAATCAACACTTGAATTAGCATGGGCAATGGCAATTTATGATGATGGTGAAGTAACACTAACAAAACCAGATGACTCAACACAAACATTTTCTTCTTACTCTGAATTCACAACATACGTTGAGGAGAACAAATAATGGGATGGCCATCAGGAACAAAAGCAGGCACAACTAATGTTGATGCAGGCACAGACTTAATTGCTAACGCAAGACCAGACATCAAACAAAACATTGACAACGTAAATGAAATAATTGACCACCTAAATATTAGTTCACCTAGCGATGGAGATGTTCTAAAATATTCTAGTTCAACAGGTAAATGGGAACAGGTTCAAGCAACTACATTAGGAACACAGGTTGCAGTTTTAGATGTAAGTGCACCTAACCTAGATGAAAACACCACAGTCCTTATAGGTAGTGCTGATGCACTATTGACTGCACAAGTTTCAGAAAACAAGGACCCTGGTGGTATAGTAAGTATTTCAGGTGATAGTGCTAACGCATATGAAATAACACTAGACGCAGGTTCTTACATGATTGAATTGTTAGCAGGTAATTTAACCAATGCCCTAAGTTATACACTAAAATTAGATGATAAAACAAATGATAGTGCATCTAATTGGTCTTTGTCAGTTTCAAACACTGATCAAACCAACACATTTGTCAGCAAGTTTTATGATACCGCAGTTTACAGCACAACTTTACAAGTTAGATTTGGTTATAGTGACAACACAGTAGGCGACGGTAGCTATACAGGCCAAATTTTGATTACAAAAATAACTTAAAAACCAGGGTATTTGTTTTATACGATAAATACTTGCGTATATACGACTAAACCCTTAAGGAGAAAATAATATGTCACAAGCATCCAATTACACGGAGACAAAGACACTGGACTTTTGGTTGAAGGCCAATAGCACCAGCACATCAGCACCAAGTGCGGTGTATGTAGCTCTCTTTAACACTACTGACTCTGCAGGAGCAATTGATCAGGGCGGTGTTATTGATAGACTAGAATCAGGAACAATTTCAGACGAATGCCAAGGCGGCGGTTATGAAAGAAAAGCAGTAACCTTTGATATTTCAGGTGCTGTAGCGTCATCAAACGCAGACGTAACATTTGCGGCGGCAACAGACAACAACTGGGGCACAATTACACATATTGCAATTATAGATTCAGATGCAGAATTTGCATCAGGCGATAGTGCAGGTGGTGGAAATGTTTTGTTTTATGGACCATTGACAGCATCTAAAGAAATTTTGTCAGGCGATACGTTCCAAATTACTTCAGGTTCACTTTCTGTAACATTAGCATAAACTGTCTTTAAAGGAGATTCCTATTGACAGTCTATGTTCAAGATCCATTTGTAACTACTGATTATGTAGATGACGGTTATGCCACAGACCCATATGTAGCAACAGGGTATGTAGTAGGTCAAATACAGGGTGAGTCAACACTCAGTGCATCATTTTCAGTAACAGCAACGGCAACAAGGCCTAGACTTGGAGCGGCAACGCTTTCTTCAAGTGCGTCAATCAGTGCCTCTGCAAATAGGATTAGAACTACAGGCGCTGACCTGTCAGGCGCAATCACTGCCACAGTTACAGCAACAGCACAAAAAACAAGCGATATATCTATATCAAGTGCGTTTAGTGTAACAGCATCAGCAGACAGAGTAAGAACTGCATCAGCAAGTCTAGTAATGACAGGCGATGAAGTTCAATGGCAAAATGCACAAACTTGGGGTAATGCAAGAAGTCAAATATGGGGTCCACTATTCAGTGCAACTGCCATAAGATTATTGACAGGCGTTGCAAATTTATCAAGTAGTTTTGTTCTAAGTGCAACAGCACAAAAAACAGCTATTGGTATCATAAGTGTTACAGGATTTGGATCACTTACAGCGGCGGCACTAAGAACAAGAAGCAGTTCAAGTTCATTATCAGCTTCATTTACAACATCACAAACAGGCACAACAGTAAGAACAGGCACAGCAAATTTAACAGCATTTGCAACAACATTATCAGTAGGTATAAGAAGTATAGAAGGAGATCCTGCAGATATCAATGCAAGTTTTGCTCTAACAGCATCAGCTGAAAGAACAAGAGGCGCAAGTGCAAGTCTATCAAGTTCAGCAACAGTATCAACAACAGGCAGTTTCAAAGTAAGTGCAAGTGCTAATCTTTCAGCATCATTTACACTACAGGCAATCACAGGCGCAATAGCAAGTGGCGTTATTATATCAGCAGGAACCTTTACAACTACACAATCAGCAGTAAGGATAAGAGGCGTTGAAGCAGACTTGAATGCTAACTTTAATCTTACAGCAACAGGTGGTGCAAGTTTCTTAGCTTCATGTCATATAACAGCGTTCACAACTTTAGTAGGTGTGCTGAGCATTTACAGTATAGATCCATTTAGGATATATCAAGTAGATACAGAGTCCAGATCGTTACAAATCGTTGAAGAACCACGTATTTATACAGTGGATTTTGAAACTCGCATAAATACTATTGAAAGTGAAACAAGAAACTTCAGTGTTCCTAGCGAAACAAGAACACTTGAGATCCAACATCTTACATTAGTAGATGTTGAAAACACACCAGTGGATAGGAGAGAGTAAGCATGGCCCACACATTAACAGGTTTTAAGCAAGACCGCGTAGGCGTTTACATTGAAAAAGATCCATATGCTGTTCTAGACTATAGTTTAGATTTCAAAAACTGGATGCCTAGTGGTGATCACATTGCATCAAGAGCTGTTACAGTTGAAACAATCAGTGGCGATGCAAGTCCACTTGCAGTTGATAGCACAAGTGCAACTAACTATGTGGTGACTGCTATTATTAGCGGAGGCACAGCAGGAAACATTTATAATGTTGAATATAAAATTGTTACTAACAACAGTAAACAAGACAGTAGAAACATTAGAATAAAAGTATTGGAGCGACAAGCATAATGGAACACAATGAGCAAAAGAAGACAACTAAAAAATACAAGACTATAGATAGAGATCTTGTTTTCAAATTAGCGTGTATTCAATGCTCAGACCAAGAGATTGCAGAAGTGGTTGGCACATCTGCAACAAACCTAAGAAAAAGATTCGCAGGCATATTAGAAAAAGGCAAACAAGAAGGCAAGAAGTCACTCAGACGAGCAATGTGGGAAAAGGCAATAAATGGAGATTCAAGGGTTCAAATTTATCTTAGTAAACAATATCTTGGAATGAGAGATACACCAGAAGACGGAGAGTCCAAAGCACCGTTGCCATGGGAAGATTGATATGCCGTTAAGCATGCCACAAAAAGACATTTGCGATAGTGATGCACGATTTAGAGTAGCAGTCACTGGTAGACGTTTTGGCAAAACACATATTGCAATGAGAGAATTGGCAAGATATGCAAGTCAACCAGACAAGTTAATTTGGTATTGTAGTCCCAGTTATAGAATGTCAAAAAATATTGTATGGGATCAACTCAAGGGCAAACTAAAAGAACTTCGTTGGGTAGAAGCAACTAATGAAGCAGAACTTATGTTACGTCTAAAATCAGGAAGTAAAATATATTTGAAAGGTGCTGATGCGCCTGACAGTTTAAGAGGCGTTGGCCTTGACTTTCTTGTTATGGACGAATTTCAAGACATTGAACCAAAAGCATGGACTGAAGTTTTAAGACCTACGCTGTCAGATAAAAAAGGTCACGCTTTGTTTTTAGGCACACCAAGAGGTGTTGGTAGTTGGAGTCACGAAATGTATACGATGGCAAAAACTACAGAAGATTGGGATTCATTTACATACACAACTCTAGATGGTGGCAATGTTAGCGAAAATGAAATTGAACAAGCAAAACGTGATATGGATCAAAGAACATTTGAACAAGAATACCTAGCTTCATTTACAACCTATTCAGGCGTAGTATATTATAATTGGGATAGAGAAAAAAATATCCAACCACACAAACCATTAGACCTAAAAGAAATATATGTTGGACAAGACTTTAACGTAGGCGCTCTTGCAAGTGCCATTAGTGTTATTGAAAATGGCAAAGTATATTTTATAGATGAAATACTAATGAACGGATCAAACACAGAAGATGTTTGTGACGAACTAAAACGTAGATATCCAAACAGCAGAATAACTGTATTTCCAGATCCTGCAGGACGTCAACGCAGAACAAGTGCAGGTGGTAAAACAGATATTTCAATACTACAAAACGCAGGTTTCAATGTCCAGGTTAGAAATTCACATACAGCAATTAGAGATAGAGTTAACGCCGTTAACGCAAAATTAAAAAACACACTAGGAGAACGTTCCTTATTCGTTGATCCTAAGTGTAAGAATATCGTAAATAGTTTAGAAAAAATGGTATACAAACCAGGAACGAACATCGTAGAAAAAGATGGGTCATTAGATCATATGGCAGATGCAGTAGGTTATCTTATAGATTTCTTATATCCATTACGCACAGATTACAATGACAATACAACGCCAGACCGTTGGGCATTCTCTGGGTCAACCAGCACAACAAGGAGATGGAGCTAATGCCCTATATAAGAGACAGAGTAGTAAAAGGAAACAACACAACCAATGTTGATTACATTGTAGAAGCACACGATGCCTACAAATATTATATCAACAGATGGACATTTTTAGGTGATTCATACCAAGGTGGTTATGATTACTTTATGGGAAAATATCTTGAACCATATTATTATGAATCAAGAGAAGACTATGAAAAACGTCTAAGAATGGTAGCTGTAGACAACCACGTAAAAAGTGTGGTAGGTATATTCAACAGCTTTTTATTCAGAAAAGATATCTACAGAGAATTTGGTAGTGTAGATACAGACCCAGGACTAAAACCATTTATGAAAGATGCAGATCTTGATGGTAGAAGTTTTGATGCGTTCCTAAGAGACCTAAGTGCATTCACAATGGTTTATGGTAACTGTTGGGTAATAGTTGACAAAAGCAATATTCAAGTAGGAACAAGAGCAGAAGAATTACAACAAGGATTACGTCCATACGTGAGTCTGTTTACGCCAGAAAATGTGCTGGATTGGCAGTATGAAAGACAAGCAAATGGTTTGTATACCCTAACATATCTAAAAGTAAAAGAAGAAGTAATTGAGAACGTTCAATATATAAGAGAATATACTCCTACAGAAATCAACGTATACAAAGTAGACGGAGATGATAAAACAGGAGCAATTATAGACACAATGCCAAACACACTTGGTAAAGTGCCTGCGGTATGTGTATATGCACAACGTTCAAACACAAGAGGTATTGGTATAAGTGCAGTTGGAGATATTGCAGATGTTCAAAAAGACTTGTATGAATTAAGTTCAGAGATGAATGAAATTATACGTCTTACCAATCACCCTAGTCTTGTAAAAACTAGAGGCACAGAAGCAAGTGCTGGAGCAGGTTCAATTGTTCAAATGGAAGAAGGATTAGATCCAGGACTAAAACCGTTCTTACTTCAACCAAACGGTAGTTCAATTGAAAGCATTATTAGTGCAATGGACAAAAAGATTGAAAGCATTGATAGAATGGCATGCCTAGGAGGAATAAGAAGTATAGAAAGTCGTAGACTTTCAGGCATTGGACTACAAACCGAATTCCAAATGTTGAACGCTAAGATTAGTGATTTTGCGGCAAACCTAGAACATGCAGAAGAACAGATTTGGCGTATGTGGGCAATGTATCAAGGCAAGGCATGGGACGGTTATATTGAATATGCTAGAAGCTTCTCAATACAAGACAAAGCAAATGATATCGCTATGTTGAAACTTGCAAAAGAATCAAACATCACAAATCCAAGTATCACAAGTAGAATTGACGATCTAATTTTTGAAACAATTACTGAAGAAAGTGCGGCGGAGTTAGTAATGACGCATCCTGTAACAACACCAGAAAATAGACAACAACATATCCAACAGATGATTATGGAAGGTCTAACAGATACAAAAATGTTAGAACTACATCCTGAAATAACACAAGCGGATATTGACACAGCAAAACAGGCACTGATAAATGGGTAGATTTGTAGCTGAGTCAAACCTGTATATAGAGGGCACGGAAAAAAGAATCCGTGAAGTGTTGAGCGAATACAATGACAACATTCACAAGTTTGAAACAAAAGATACAAAGGCGGCAGGCGTGAGGGCAAGAAACAATTTGTTAGAACTGTATGGTCTAGCAAAACAAAGACGCAAAGAAATATTAGATCGCAGTAAAACACTAGGCATGTATGAACATCCTAGTTGGGAAGGTGTAGAAGATGAAACAGTTTGAAGACTTAGACAAACGTCTAGCACTACTAGAACAAAAATTGGATCTAGTGTTAGACAATCATTTGACACACATGGAACGTGATATGTCAATGATCAAAAAGGTGCTTGGCGCAGTTGGTATCATAGTGTTTACACAGATGATTGCTGTTATTGCCAACATGATGATGTAATGGCACGTTGGGATACCTTAGAAAAATTTATAAAAGAAAAAGACCTTTCAGCAGGCGCTGAATTAGGTGTATGGAAAGGTAAAACTATTACACACCTTTTAGAAACATGTCCACAGTTACATATGACAGGTATAGATGCTTGGGATAGTATGGGCAAATGGACTAAATGGAATCACAAACAAAATGAACGCGAAGTTCGCCACAAAACAAAAAAGTTTGGTGACCGCTGTAAACTTATAAAAGGCAAGACTACAGAAGTAGCAGATCAGATAGAAGATGCTACTCTTGACTTTGTTTTTATTGATGCGGATCACAGCGAACAAGGCGTATCTAGAGATATTGAAACCTATAAGACAAAAGTCAAACCAGGTGGATATGTAATGGGACACGACTTTGATTGGCAGAGCGTGAGGGCAGGTATCAAACAACATTTTGATACCGTAAACACAATGAGCAATGGCATTTGGTATGTGCAATGCCTGTAACTACCAGTGCCAGTGTTCGCCATGTAATAGGAGATAAAACTATGGCCAGAGGTGGAAGAAAAAAGAAAGACAAAAAGAAAAAGTCAATGCGTGGCGGAAGACGCCGTAAATAAGCATTATTTTGTCTAGATTGATAAATAAAAGCATACTACTATAAGAGGGTAGGTGGTAGACTCAACCAAAAAGAAAGAGGTAAAACTATGGACGCAGAAACAGCGGTAAATGAAACAGAGACAACTGCATCTCCAAACGAACAGCAGGTAGCAACACAGGAAGTTAAGGAACAGACTCTGTCACAAGATGATGTAAATCGTATTGTAGCAGAAAGGGTTGCAAGAGAAAGAGCAAAGTTTGAAAAGAAATATTCAAATGTTGATCTTGATCACTACAACAACTTGGTAGAAAAAGAAGAGGCACGCAAACAAGAAGAACTTGAAAAGCGTGGCGAGTATGAACGTCTGTTAAAGGAACAAGCTGAGAAGTTTTCAGGTAAAATCCAACAGTATGAATCAGAACTTCATTCTATCAAAATTGACGGAGCATTGCTCAACGAAGCAAGTGCCAACAAAGCAGTTAATCCACAACAAGTGGTTCAACTACTAAAAGGCCAAGTTAAGTTAAATGAAGCAGGCGCCGTAGATGTTGTTGATGCAAACGGACAAGTAAGATATGATGAAAAGGGTGAACCTATCAAAGTATCAAGTTTGGTAAATGAATTCCTTACAGCAAATCCGCATTTTGTTCAAGCAGGACCAAGTGGTTCTGGAACAGGACAAGGTGTAGGCAGACAAGCATCTGTGGTAGAAAATGATGTGACTAAATTGGATATGAACAACCCCACACATCGCGAACAGTATCGTAAGATAATGAACGAAAGAGGTGTTCGTATATAACTTGCTATCATAAGGAGATATAATTATGGCAATTTCAACAACAACTACGCTTAATGATCTATATGCAAATATCGTTCAAGCGGCGGCATTCACTTTAAGTGAAAGAACAGTTATCCGTCCATTAGTAAGAAATTACAACATGGTAGGATCACCAGGCCTAGTAGCACAGATTCCAAAATATGGAACTATTGCGGCGGCCGCAGTAGCTGAGGGCACAGACCTTAGCACACCAACAACTTTTTCAACTGACGTTACAACTGTAACAGCAAGTGAAATTGGTGTTAATGTATCACTAACTGACATCGCACGTGAAGGTGCCGCAGAAGACGTAGCGGCGGCGATTGGTCGTCAGATTGGTGACGGAATGGCAAACAAAGTGGACCAGTCACTTGCGGCATTATTTGAAGGTTTTTCAAATACTGTTGGATCAGGTGCGGCAGAGATTACAGTGGACGATATTTTCAAAGCGGCCGCTACTCTAAGAGCTAACAATGCTCCTGGACCATATGTGTGTATTTTACACCCATACCAAGCATTCCAACTTAAGAAGGTTTTAGCTGGTAACGGCAACACTCCAATGAACAACACTGACCTTGCAAATGAAGCTCTAAGAAGCGGATATGTAGGACAGGTTGCAGGAATGCAAATCTTTGAAACAACTAACGTAACAGGTCCATCAGCTGGTGGATTCGTTGGTGCGGCAATGAGTGCAGATGCTATCGCTTACATGGTTAAGCGTGACATGAGAATTGAAGAGCAAAGAGACGCAAGTCTAAGAGCAACAGAATATGTTGGTTCTATGGCATACGGCGTATCTGAGTTATTTGACGCTTATGGTGTTGGTATCATCGCAGACGCTCAACTGTAATAGTTGAATAGACTTTACTAACATAAAAGGGCGGTGGCAACATCGCCCTTTTTTCTTCGTTATCCACCATATATTTTTACATTCTGATAAATACTTGTGGATAGAGAAGGACTCTACTCACTAGAAAGGGAAGTACCCATATGGCAACATTAGCAACTATAACAGATATAGAACAATACGAACCTGATATCACAGATTTTGGTATCCCAGATTTTGACGCAGAAATTACAAAAGCTCAAAATGATGTATTCAGAGACTTACGCATCAAATATTGGCCAACTGTCACACACGGACAGTATGACGTAAAATATTTGGTTGGCGCAGAGTCAGAACCAGATGAAGATCTATATACAGCGAGTCAACTTACTCGTGCCTGTTGTTACCAAGCACTTGGTTATCATATCTATCCAAAATTAGCAAAATTTGATATAGAGCAAGATCTATTTGAAAGAAAAATGGAATTCTATCGTAAAGAATATGATAGAGAAATGGAACTTGTTTTAAGAGACGGTGTAGAATATGATAGAGACAGTTCAGGAACTATAGAAGATTCTGAAAGAGAACCTACATATTACCTACGCCTTAAGAGGTAGGTAAATGAGTAATCGCGAAAGTATAGCACAAAATATTATTGAAGTTTTAGGCGATATGTCACCGCCTCGTCCTGCTTTTATCAGCAGAGAACCTTTTGACGTAGACAAATTAGCACTTTCACAATTCCCAGCAATACTTGTAACCACAGGCAACGAAGACCGTGAGGACCTAGCAATGGGTGGTGCACGTCGTGGTGTTTTACAAGTAATCATAAGAGGGGTAGTGCGTAGTGATGGCAGAAAAGGTTTCGTTCAATCAGTTGATGAAAAACGCAACGAAATGATTGAACGTATTGAAGAAGCATTAAACACAAATAGGAATAGAGACTTAACAGCAGTTCGTGCCGCAACTACTC